AACAGGAGCATTTATAACACCTAATTCAAAGTCATCTACATTTGGTACAAGCTGGATGCCTAATTTATTTCTTCCAGTAATATTGTCAAACATATCGTCCATTGCTTCATTTACTGTATTCTCGTTCTGTTCAATCCCTGATGCTACTCCTTTTGGTATCCATTGCCCAACTTCTTTTGCCATTACCTTTGAGGGACTTGCAATTCCTAAGACAGATTTTACTCCGTCAACAATTCCGTCAAAAAAATCCTTTACATCTTGTACAAATTTTCTTTTTGCATCTTTTATTCCCTTCCAAATACCATCAACAATTGCTTTCCCTATTTCTGGTATTTTTTGTGGTATAGACTTAGCCCCTTCAACGACATTTTCAATAAATCCTTCAATGGCTTCTTTCGCCTTTTCTTTCATGTTGTCTTTCCATTCTTTCACTTTCTCAATTGTATTGTTAAACCACTCTTTGATTTTATCAGGCAGACTTTTGATATAGTCAATCGCACTTTTAATAAATCCTTCTGCGGTTTCTTTTGCTTCTTTCTTCATATTATCTTTCCATTCCTTGACTTTTTTTATGGTATTATCAAACCATTCTTTTACTTTGTCAGGAAATGCTTTGATATTTTCTATTGCTTCTTTGACAAATGATTTAATAGCGTCTTTTGCATTCTCAACCATTTCACGTTTCCACAAAATGACTTTGCCAATTATGGTTCCTAGCAAAACACCGATATTATATGGCAGTTCATTTAACCATTGTCCAACATCTGCAATAAATTGTGGTATTCCTTGTTTAAAAAATGATACAATATTGTTCCATGCATTCTTAAAAAAATCGGCTATATTCCCAAATGCATTTTCACAATAATTTGTAATATCTTCCCATATATCTGCTGGAAGCTGTTTTATATATTCCCATACATCTTCCCACGTTGTTTCAATATCTTCACACGATATTCCCAAAATTCCTAGGATAGTTTCCCCTATGTTTTCAAATGTATTAAACAGAAATTCCCCAGCCGCCTGTGCTATTTCCCCGATACCTTGGAAAAACTGCTCCCAGTTCCCTGTAAACAGACCGATAAACATATCCAATAATCCTGTCAACACATCTAATACGGCGCTTAGCGTATCTGCTACCTGTGCAAATGCACCTTCAATTATTGGTGCGAAAAATCTGCAAAATCCGTCCCATACTCCTTTTATAAATTCAATAGCTGCTTCAAAATCAATTCCAAGCCCTTCCAGACGTTCTTTAATACCTGTAACAAATTGTTCTATGTTTTCCAGCAGATTTTCCCAAATTTCTGTTACTTTGTTTCTAAATTCTTCGTTTGTATCCCATAAATGTTTGATTATTGCAATAAGTGCTCCTACTGCTGCCACTATTGGCAAAATTGGAGCCGCCATTTTTAATAATGGGGTAATGGCAGAGGAAACCGCTGTCCCCATGCCTTTCATTGCTTCTACTGCTTTACCAATGCCTTGTGTTAATACACCACCGATAGAGGTATTTGCTGCCAATGCTGCTGTCTGTAGCTTTACAATTACCCCTTGCACTTTTCCTAACCCTGTAACTAATGCTCCGCCTGCGCTAATTATTTTTCCTATAATTACCAACAAAGGCCCTATTGATGCTACAACCGTTGCTATTAATACAATTATTTTTTTAGATGTATCACTTAAACCGTTCAACCAATTAACAAAATTTTGTATATGAGAAACAATACTACGAACTACTGGCATTAATAATTCGCCAATACTAATTGCTAAACCTTCCAATGCAGATTTTAGAATTGTAAGCTGACCTTTCAGATTATCAAGCTGTGTATCTGCCATCTGCTGCGCTGCTCCGCTGCAATCTGTAATAGCCTGTTCCAATTCATTCCACTTTTCCCCTGCGCTTGCCATTAAATCTAATGCAGCAGATGCATCCCTTGAATTAAAAATCGTATTAATAATATTGTCCTTTTGTTCATCTGTCATTTCCTTCATGCTGGCATTAAGGTTTTGGAATATTTTGTTTAAACTCCTCATTTTTCCACTGCCATCATAAGCATTAACGCCAAGTTTTTTCAAACATTCAGATGCTTTATCTGTTGGGCTTTGAAGTGATTTAATTATATTGCGTAATTTAGTTCCGCCTTCTGCTCCTTTCGTTCCACTATTGGCTAATATTCCCAATGCTGTGTTTAATTCTGCTGTGCCACCCTTCATCTTTTTTGCTGTAGAACCAATTGTAAGAATCGCCTCTCCCAATTGCGCAACAGATGTGTTCGTTTTGGAGGATGTCTTCGCCATCTGATCAACCATCTTATTAGCGTCAGATACCTCCATACCAAGGGCTGACATTGCATCTGTAACCATATCTGATGCGGATGCAAGGTCAATGCCGCCTGCTGCCGCTAAATTTAAAACTGTTGGCAACGTATCACACATTTGTTGTGTATCATACCCTGCCAACGCTAGATAATTTAATGCATCAGCACACTCACTTGCGGAAAATGCGGTTTCTGTTCCCATTTTCTTAGCAAGGTCTGATAATGTATCCATTGTATTAACAGTCTGATCATTAACTTCTGACATTGCATCTTTTGTAATTCCCATTGTTGCCTGTACTTGTGACATGGAGGAATCAAAATCAGCCGTAATCTTTACTGCTGCCGCTCCAAGTCCTGCAACAGCCGCTGAAACAGGCATAATTGACTTTCCTACTCCTGTTACTTTGTTCCCAAATCCAGAAATTTGATCACCAATCACACCAAGATTACTTGCTATATTAGCAAGTTCATTTTCATATCCCCGTAACTGCTCCTGTGTAGTTACAATCTCTCGTTGCAGCCTTCTGTATTCTCCTTGATTAACTTCTGTTCCTTCACTCATTAACCGCTGTGCTTCTGCCTGTGCCTGCTGCATAGCTTCTAATTTGTCTTTTGTGGAAGCAATAACCTCATTCAGTAACTGCTGCTTTTGTTTTGTCAGTTCGATATTTCTGGGGTCAAGTTTTAGTGCTTTATCTACATGGCTTAATTCTGTCTTTAGGGATTTTGTAGTTTTACTAATGTCATCTAACGCTTTTTTAAGACTTGTGGTATTTCCACCAATCTCAATTTGTATCCCTTTAATGCTTTTCGCCACTATGTACCACCCCCGAATTTCTCCCTTAATTTCTCTCTTTCTGGTTCTGTCTGCGTAAGCCGCCACGCATTTTCTAGGTATTCCCGCCCTTCTTCTGTTTGCTGTTTATTGTAGATAAATGCATCACGCCTATATTGCAGATAATCCAAATAATCAAGTTTATCAATTTCATTAAAATTTAGCCCTGTATAATCAGCGACTAATTTTTCCCATGCTGACGCAATTGTATAATTATGCCCCCTGTCCTCTTTTGTAGGATAAAAGGGCAGCTTTAGTTTTTTGATTTTGTTATACTGTTTAGCATTTTTGAATACTCATCAAAGAAAACAATAATATCCTGCATATCCAGCATATCTTCCAGATATTCACTTGTAATTTCTTTCTTTGCCACGTTATTGCTCATAATTTCTGCTGCTACTTCATAAAGTGTTTCAAGTGCTTCTATATTGTCTGCATTACTTTGCAAATCGCTAAGAATATCTGACATTGATGTCAGTTTCTCTACAATACCCTTTGTGGGAGTTTTTACCAATATTTTGTTATTATCATCAAAAACAACTGGCAAAAAGTTTTTCTTTGATGTTGAAAAATTTAATTCCCTCATTAATTTTCTCCTCCTTGAACAGCTTCCGACTTAGGTGTTATTTCTTCTCGGTAGAGGATTAATGTTCCCTCTTTGTCCATTGACTGACACTTAAATTCTGCATCAACCACCGTTTCCGCATCTTTATTAAATGAAATCGTAAATCCTGCTTCATTTGTTCCTACAATATCAATACGAATATCTCCGTCTTTTGCATCTTCATGCAGAAAATGAATTACATACCTCTTCCCGTCAAAATTACCAACACCACCAATTTTTAATGTTCTGATATTGTCTTTTTCTTCCACCCTTCCCGTATTGCATAATACAGAAAGTCTGTTTGCATTCAATGTCATAATGCCTGACTTAAAACTTGCTGTTTCTTCTGTAATAATTTTTTTCGTTACAATACCCAAGTCGTCTTTTGCTTCGTAATATGTAGGTGTATATGTGACTGTTGCGCCGCCTTTAATGTATCCAAGACGGTTTTCCTCTGTTTCGATTATGGCATCCTCTGGAATATTGCCCATAAATTCCATGCAGTATAATTTCCCTGAACCTAATATAATTTTCTCTTTATCCATTTTTAACCTCCAAATTTTGCAATCGTTTTTCTATAAAAATCATTTTTCTACAAACCTGAAATAATAGCTGTTTTCAAAATGTTTTTCTGCATCTATCCATTTGCGCCCATCACATTTGTACGTTATCGCATTGTCTTTAAAAAATTGCTCCATCTTCTTTTCAGCTTCTCTAATGCTGGCATTTGTATCAGAATAAATTTCAATATTTATATCATGGTCTTTGATGAAAAGCCGTTCATCTGCCCCTCTTTCTTCAAATTCATCCAGATATACTCCATAGGGATATGACGGCGTTTTTTTCCATGCCGCATATTCAAATGGAATAGCAGACTTATTCAGCCATTCTTTAATATCACGCATTTTTTACAGCCTCCTCTACACTCTTTTCATACTTGGCTATAATTGTTTCTGCGTGCTTTGTAATATGTTTATCACCGTTATATTTTCCAACGATTTTTCCACCTCTTTTAATTATGTGTCCGTTATTTAACAGGTGTGCTACTCTATATCTTGGTGCCCTTACATACCATGTATAAACTGCTCTATATCTGCCTAAATCCTCTTTACGGCTTGCAATTAAATCCTTATAATGTTTTCCTGAACTGTTTTTATTGTAAGGTGCATCTTCTTTAGTAGCCGTAACAAGTTCTTTCATACTTTTTCTTGCGCACTTATCTACTACCTCGCAGACCGCATCACTATAATCTGTGAGCATTTTTGTTAATGTAGACTCTAAATCACTGATTTGTATATCTGCCATCTGCTGCACCCCCAATTCGTTTCTGCGACACCATACTACTGATTACAGCTTTCATTTTTTGCTTGCCAATCTTTTTTAACATTAACTTAGCTATTGGCGGCAAATTTTTCTTATAAAAATCAACTTTTTCGATATTGTACTGTTCGCCATCAATTATGGCGTAATAATCCGTATCTATTTTATCCTGTGTCAATGGTATATGTATCAGCTTGTCTATGTTTTCATCTACTGCTCTTGCTGCATAATGCCGTTTAAAACTTATATTCTCATCACCATAACGCAAATCATAGGCTATTGCTCTTTCCAGCTTTTCATCATTATTCTCCTTATAAATTCCGACATAGCCGTCATTAAATTCCTCAAATTTAGGTTTCATCTTTCTTTTCCTCGCTGTTTTCTGATTCTGTCTGTCGTGCTTTTAATGCTCCGCGCAATGCTAACGCCGTAAGTTCTCCGCAAAAATCGTGTGAAAACTGTTCTATGGCATTGCTACGTCCATATCGACAATAGGAAATAAGCAACTCTAACGCCTGTGCATCCTCCTCATAATTAATTGTTTCGCCAAATTTATCATCCAAAAAGGCTTTTCCTCTTTTGATAATACGGCTGATTTTTCTTTCTATTGCTTCGTCACTATATGTAATATCCAATTCATTTAACACGGTTTCCAACAACGGATTATCCACAAATGCACCGCCTTTCCACACAGGCAGCAGTTTCTCTCTGCTGCCTTGGATTCTTTTTAATTTTTACTCTGCCGCATTCTGCTGTTCTAAGAATGACGCAATTTTATCAGCTTTATTACTTCCCTCTAAGGTATATCCGCGCTGCTGTGCTATCTCCTCAATTTTTGCCACCGTTAATGCATTTAAAGATGTTTCCGTATAAGATGCACTTGTATTAATATCAGATTCATCCGACAATGACATTGAATTAATACCTGATTCATCCGACAATGACATTGAATTAATACCTGATTCATCCTGCACAATACGGACTGTATAAGATGCTGGTTTTAAATTACTAATATCCAGCACAAGAAACGAATTATTATCTGTTGGCTTCCCGTTTCCATATAGATATGATGCATAAATTCTTTGATTCTGCATAAATCGTACACTGTCATCATACTGTATAACACCGTCTTTGCTGCTTGCGCCAAGCCCCATAAAATAGTTTGCCGCAATTCCGATAACAGCCTTTCCCTGCGGAACCTCTGTGCATTGTTCAATCGTTGTTGGATACGGAAGTACATTGTTTGCATATGTTCCATCTGGTCGCTGCATTGTCGTTGCAGGCATAACTTTTGTAAAATAATCAACCGGATTTACTACCATCAAAAGGCTTCCCACTTTACGCGGCATCCCGTTTCTGCTCACTGCCAATCTTGCAACAATTGCACCATATTCTGTAGGTGTAAATGACATTACAGGAATTGCTTCCTTGTCTGGATATGGTTCGCCGTCTTTATGGCTTGCTTCAATATCTTTCATCATACCGATCGGCATATCTACCCCTGTTCCGGCAATAATTCCCTCCTCAAGACCTACTGCATTTGCTTCCTTGATAACTGCACGTACATATGCATCAAGCCACGTTGCCCCAAGGTCAAGCATAGATTTATGTACTGGCAGAAACGCCATCAAAGAATAAAGTGTTGTGTCAAATTCCTCAAAATCTCCTTCCAGTTCTTTTGTAAATTCTGCTGTCAAACTTCCCCACTTTGCTTTTTGTTTTCCGTTTTTGTTTAATATCCATTTGATAACGCCTGTCGTATTCTGAAATGTAATTTGATTTAACAATGGATGTTCGTTTTGAATATCCTCAAATACACTTTCAATAATTGTTTCCGGCATAGTTACATCCAGATTGTTTAATGCCTGTTTCGGATCGCCACTTCTCATTGCAGAAATAAGGGATTCATAATATTTCTTTTCTGCGCTGGTGAGCTGACGCAACCCACGTGCTGTTAATGCCTGTACATCCATCTGCTCTACGTTTGTAATATGTTGTGCTGCTTCCAATACATCTTCCTGTATACTCTCTGCCATTTCTGCCATTGCCTGTGCAACTGCCTCTGGGTCATTTGTTGCAATCGCTTCATTTAATTTTTGTGCACGTTCTTTCCGCTTCTGTTCCAATATATCTTTCGATTTCATATGTCTTTTCCTCTCTTTCTTTTACTTACTATTTTTCTTAATTATTTTTTCCATAAATTCTGTTTTGCATCCCTTTCAATAGTTCTGCGATATCAATGTTTTTCGTTTCTTTTGGCTCTTTATTATGGCTGCTATTATAAATCTGCCGCAAATCTTCCTTAAACGATAATTGTTGTTTTAATTGTTCTTGCAACTCTGTGATGCGCTGCTGCATCTGCTCTACGCTGCCGTTTTTTGTTGCTTCGTTTAAATGCATAACCTCATCTGCAAAACCTTTTTCAACTGCCTGTTCTGGTGTTAAATATGTTTCTGCATTCATTAGTTCAATTAATTCATTTTCGGAAATTTTAGCGCGTTCCATATATATCGCGCGATTCGCTTCCATTAGAACATCAAGGTCATCTGCTGCCTTGCGCAGTTGCTCTGCATTTCCGCTAATAGACATCCACATATTATGTATCAATATACTTGTACCAAGCCCCATAATGCGGCGGTCTGCTGCCTGCAATATCACTGATGCAATGGAATACGCAAAACCGTCCACATATGCAACTATTTCTTTGCATTTCTTTTGCTTTAATTGATTATATATTGCTATGCCTTCTTTGACGCTCCCACCATAGCTGTTAATATGCAATTCAATGGTTTCGGTTTCTGGTATTTCTGCAAGCATCTTTCTAAAATACTCTGCGCTTGTTTCACTTTCTGTGTATTCCAATGTCCACCAATCAAAATCACCATATTCCTCCACATCATCATAGATATACAGTTTATGTACATTGCTTCCTTCCTGCTGCTGTAATGTATAATGTGCTTGTTTTTGTTCTGGTTTCATATTATGATTCACCTCCTCTCTGCATCTTTTGACGTGTTGCCAAGATGCTCCATCCCTTCTGCTTCTGTATAATTTTTTGTGATATAATGCTTTTGTGACCATTCTTCATTAATTGCAATATCGCCTAGTTTTGTGCGCAATTCATCAATACAATATAAACCGGAAGATAGAAGTTTGTCGGCATTCGTAGCCTGCTCAAAAATATCTATGTGCTGGATGCAATTTGTATTTATGTCTAAATAATAACCATTGACAAAATGCTGCCTTCCATAACGTTTTCTTGTGATTTCTTCGCCAATTTTATCTGCCAATGGGTCAATACCAAAGGTCAAGAAATTCTTTGTTACCTTCTCTACATCCGATACATCTCCCAACATTATCGCCTTTGGCACTCGAAATGCCCTTCCAGCCATTTCAAATTCATAGTTGATTCTTTCGTTTAAATCTGACGGATTCGGAATATTTGTTGATTTTGTTACATCTGTGTATGAATATCCCTGCGTTAATGGCAACACCCCTTGGTTTGCTTCATAAAATGGTTTAAATCGTTCGTTCATTAATTCATCTAATTCCTGCAAAAAATTAGGTCGTGATTGTGTCATTGCATCAATATTCAAAATACCTTTCTGACCATTTGCACGTATAATATTTCTCACAGCCTTCGCAACTGTCTGCCCATAACTTGTATAACTGCCCTCCAATCTGCGGCGTACATCAATATTATTTAATTCACAATAAATTACATCACTTGCCGCAAAACTTCTCTGTAAGGTTATATCCCCAATAACAATACTGCTGAATATATCATCATATAATGCATATTTTCTTCGTATAAAATTATCTGCCACATACAACTTGTCATTTATTTCAACAATCAATGCTTCGTTGTCATAACATAAATTCGTTATAAATTGCTGTATCATGTCGCTGCTGTTTTGGTTCTGGTTTGGTTCTATATTCCATAGATAATACTCATCACCTTTTATCGGTTCTCCTTTTACAAACGTCCGAAACTCACATTTACTTATGGTATTCGCGATAATATTAATAGCACACGCTGTCGCTAATTCCTTAAAAACAACCTCGGAAAAACGTTCTTCGATAGGGTCTTTAATACTTATACATGACTTTTTTTGAAATGCTGTTAAAAACAAATCGTTGAAACTTGTTCTCACTCAATCCATCACCCCCATTACATTGTAAATAAAGGCAAAACCCCGCCAATGCTTTGCTGATCAGGAATCAAATCATTTTTGGTCATAGCCGCTACAAACGCAAAAAATCCGTCAGTTTTACGACTTTTTGCTTCTATTTTTTTATACTCATAATTACCATATTTTTTAGCCATTACTTTTTTTGTGTTATTTGTGTACCAACGCATAATTGCACTGTCGCCAAAAATAATATTATGATTTCTAAATGCACTATCTATAATTGGCTCAATTTTTATTTTGTCGGATGGGCGCACCAAAAATATATTTTTGTTTTCATCCGAAAATCCAATACGCCCTAAACTCTTTTTTATTAGCGTATATCTATAATCATCCATGCATAACATCTGTATACTATAAAAACTCATCTGTTCTAAATACCATTCTGCAATTAAATCAGGATCGATTTCTAATGCATCTACAATTTCCACTTCTCCCTTTTCTTCTGCTTCTTTCAGCGGAAATTTAATGCGTGGCAAGTCAGCACTATTTTTACATACCCATGTTTTTTGTATCCAAATAAATTTACCTTCAAATTTGGTGAGTATTCCCGCACTTGCAAAATCATTTATTTTTGTGTAATCAATACCACCAACTGCCATTTCATGATAAATAGGTGTAAATTTTTGATTTGTAGCAACAATATTTTTCCAGTCAGTAACTTCAACTTCGCTGTTTCCCTGCCGCCAATTCATGCGCTTTGTCATAAAATCGCTTGCGCTGCTACGGTTCTCGCACCATTCTATATACTCTTTTTGCATTTCATAAAGTAAATTTGGAAGATACTGCAATGACGGATTTGCTTTATGCCAGTTTTCTTCTTTGTGAACTTCCTTTTCTTCGTCAATTCCACAACAAAAAGGCAGCAGTCCATTATCTTTTGCGTCCCCGTCTAATATCCGTTTCGCTCTTTCGAGTAAATCATCAAGTACACCATCGCATACATCCCCGTTTGTCGTGATATATGTTCGTCTTGGATGTGCTTTCTTGCCTAGTGCCGTTGTAAAAACTTTGATGTTATCATAACTTTCATATGCGTGCACTTCGTCAAAATCAACTTTACCACTTCGCAAACCATCTTTAGATTTTGCGTTGTTAGTACGATACTTTAATTTTGAATTATTCTTTCTGCCTGTTATGGTTTCTTTATTCCAATGAAAATGTCTGTGTAGTGTTTTCTTATATACTGGATTAATTTGATTTTCAAGAATGTTATAGATATCGTTAAATGATGTTTTTGCCTGTTCTTCTGCCATTGCACATATATCAATGTCATATTCCCGCACCTTGTTATATGGGGAAATCAAGCAAAAGTCTTCGAATGCCAGATAGCCGTTTTTTCCTGCCCCTCGTCCCACAAAGGCAAACAAATCTGGGAAGCGTGGCAGACCGTCTTGTCTGTACACACAGCAATGTAATGTAAATATAAACCGTTCCCACGGGAACAGCGTAAATGTGAAATACTTCTCTAACTTCATATAATTTTGAAGCTGTTCTGTATCAATTGTTAAATCTTCGTTTTTGAATATTGTCTTTATTAATTTTATTAATTTCTTTTGTTGGTTACATACTTTCTTTCTTCCGTCTTTACCTGCCTTTTCCACTAATTCTATGTAATCATTTATTTCTGGTATATCCTTATAGTTCGTCGTAACTATCACCACCGCTCATTAGTGGCTTTGCCCTTAATCCAAGTTCTGACAACAATTTCAGCATCTGGGCATTTGTCTTGTTAAACATATCCACTGCCTCATTCTTCTTTACTCCCTTTTGTCCTCCGCCATTGTCATATGTTACAGTAACGCCGCGTTTTTGGATATCTTCGATCAACAGCATCTTGGTCACATACATAGCCATATAGTCATTGACTAAATCCTCAAAAAACTTGCTGTTTGTATCGTTCTCCTGTAGTTGTGTTCTTAAATCCTCTTTTATCTCTTTGTATGCCTTTGACCTAATAATCCGTTTTACATCCGGTGTCTGTTGCGGCTTTTTGTCTGCCATGTATATACCACCCCCCTTACGCGCGCGCGTATATTATAAAATGTCTACCCCTTGCCCGTTTCCAACACAATTTAAAAAATTTGATTTTTTTTGACCGGGGGGATTGTTTTCTCACCAGCGTTCTTCATTTACAAACGCTGTTACTTTCTTTTTAGGATTCCCTTTCTGGTGCTGCTTATTATGGCAGTCTTCACATAAAGGGATTAGATTTTGATATTCTGTGCCATTATAGATATATGTACGTGACATTGCAAAGCGCGGATGCTTTCGTACCCATTGAACATGGTGAACACTTCGCGCTGCTTTATGAATGCCCTGTGCCTTACAAGCTTGACACTCATAATGATTTTCTTTCATGATTTGTTCGGATAGTTTACGCCATTCATTCCACTTATAAAATTTATCTAACTTATCTTCTCTTATAAGCTGATTAATCCATGCTTCTAGTTGGTCTTGTGTCCGTGTCATATTACTTCTTTCTGTAGGCTGCATAAGCAAATTATACAGCCTACATGATAGATAGATAAAAAGGATTAGCTGCACAGAGCAGCTTTGATATGGTTATAATTTAATATTATCATAACTGTTAGAGTGTTCAAGAGAAAATTTTATTTTATTTGAGATATTGCTAAGTTCTTCATAAATTATTATATTTTATTTCTTCTCTGCTGCCAGATGTGCCGCTAATATCACTAAACTAATTGGAAAAAATATTCCGACTGCTGCCGCTTGTAACTTAATGTTTCTTATAATTTTACTGTCTGCTGCCAGCTTATTTTCTTCTTTGATTAGTATTTCGTATCCTTGTATTGCCTTGTCATAGGTGTAGACCGTTACAAATATAGCCAATTCTATGTATATAAACAAAATAATATATACTATGATTATCTGCATATTGCATTCTCCCTTAATTAAATATCATATTCATTTTCTACCATATTTATCTTTCAACTCTTTTATGTGCATTTGCATTTCTTTCACTAGTGCAGCATCCTGCGCTGGTTTACAATTCTTTGACATCTTTTTCAGGCACTTTCTGGCAGCTATTTTCTGTCGAATAAACTGATCAAAAATTGTTATTGTATAGTGTTGGTCACACTCTGGACAAACAAAAAACTGTTCTGTGATATCTTTCCCATCCTTATCCTGATCAATCACTTTTTCTTGAATATTAATTTCAATATTTTTTTTGCAGTTATCACAAATACAATGTTGCTTAACCAGCACACCCATATTATCCCTATTCTTATTTTCCATATATCCTCCCTAACCTTTCCACAAAAATTACAATAAAAATGCCCATCCCACAATCCCTCCTAACTCTCCAAACAATAAACATTCTCCAAATTCACAATCACAAAGCGGTTTTTCTCTTTAATCCTTTAACAATCTTTTAGTAAGTTCCTCATTCAATTTCCTGCTCTCCGATATTTCCTTTTCAAGCTTTTTAATCCGTTCCTCATACTGCTCTCTTTCTTTTTTATCCATGTGTACATATTCTGTTTTTGTTGAACAATTACAGTTACAAGCTCCACAATTACTCCCATCACAACTAGGCATTTTTATTCCTCCATTTCTTCAACATATAAAGAATTACTGCTTTCAAAATATCGCAAGTATAATTCTTATTGATTTCCTTGTTATTCTCTTTACAACCACCGCCGCATATATCGCTTATGGCGCAATTCTTACATTTTTCTGGCAATGAATAGTTATATCCAAGCCGATACTTCTTTTGTTTCTTAAATTCCTCTACAATGCTTTTATCATCAAAAATATTGCAGATTTTTTCTCCATAAACTGTTGTTTGACAAGGGAAAATATCTCCATTCACATATATTGTAATCAATTTCTCTCCTGCTGTGCAACCCTCGTAACTTGAATTTATGCTGATATTAGAAAATTTCATTTTATTGTAAATGTCATATCCTTTATTGCAAAGAATATCTATAACCGAAATCATTTTCTCGACAATCAAATCCAATGGCATTTCCCCGCAAAAGAAATGGTCTAAATAAATCCCCCAGTTCAAATCCCTGTCAGCTATCCATTCCGCCAATTTTTCAATATCCGAAAAGCTGTTCTTATCAATGACGGTAGAAATATCAATGTTTTTATTTCCGTTATCAATCAGCTTTTCGATATTTGCTTTCACAACATCAGAAGATGATTTTCCGTCATGGAACGGCTTGGAATAATAAAATCCGTCAAGTGAAACGCCGAAACTGTATCTTGTGTCCTTGAAATATTTCAGCATTTTATCTGTCAAAATAGTTAAATTTGTGATAACGCTCACATGACCGTTTCCGTTCGCCTTATCAATAAATTCTTCTGTGTATGAAATCCATTTATCAAATACAGTTAGCGGCTCTCCACCTGCAATCCTATAAATGACAGTTTTCTTTTCTCTGCTCTCAAGCATTTTCAAGAAAACATCATTTATTCTTTGATATGTACTGCTTTTCATATCCTCATTTCCTTGTTTCACATAGCAATAGGGGCATTTTAGATTGCACCTTGTTGTAGTGAAAATCCAAGGGGAAATATAACTCATTTCCAAATTCCTCCAATCTCATATTATTTGCGGACTTCCCACGAAAGAAAGTCCGCTGTGTGGCTACGCATAAATATTATTCTCCTAATTAACTGAAATAAATCTCCCTTATCGTTTTTCCGTCACTTCTCGGTATATAGTTCATAAATTCACATGAATGGTACAAAAATCTATTATTGCACCATCTCTGCAAATCCCTTAATATATGCCGCTCTGGAAGTGCCTCTTTTCTATAAATTCTCACATCTGGCTGAAATCCAACCGTTTTTATCTTGTCAATCCTATATAAATCCTGTTCTATCGTAGTATCATAATTTGTCAGCATATATACGATTGCGTTTCTCTCGCTTATTTTCAATGCGTCTTTTGCAATTTTCAATCCGTTGATAATCCATTTTTCATTTTTCATAAAATCAAACGCAAAATGCATCATGGATATATTTATCTGTTTTAATATCTCAATATTTCTATTATTGATAAATCTCGCATCCAAACCTTGCGTAAAATCTACTTTCGCACCACTGTCTGCTAACTGCTGTAACAATTCCATATGGTCTTTGCAGGCTAACAAATTTGGATCTAAAATTTTTATGTTTTTCTGTCCTCTCCAAAATTCTGATAAATCAGCAACCTTATGTGGGCATCTGCCCTCTTTAGGGCAAACGACACAGAAATCACAATTATTAGGGCAACCTCTTGTTAAAAAACCATATGCTGTATTTTTTGTGTACTGCGGATATAATTCATAGTCTGGATATATATGTTCAACTTCATAAGGCAATTCAAAATGTTTCTTTTTATCAAATACTTCTTTTTCGTTAACTACACTTATACAATATCCCGTGCCACCCTTAATTACTTCCTTTGCGTTGACATAGTATTGATAATCAGGCGTATATTCTTCTGAAAACACCTTTGACATATATACTTTGTCAAGCGGCTCATGTGGAAATCCATGCGATAAAGGCTCATACCATTCCACATTATCCCCTTGTTGTTTATGCCATGCAGATAATTTCATTAGCGGCAAATTGGGAAATTTATGTCCATCAACATCTATTAATCCAATTTTAATTTTTTACATCTCCTAAAATTCTTATTTAGTTATATTAATTCTTCTAACATTTTTTGTAATTCAGTATAATATTCTATTTCGCTTTCAAAGAATGTATCAAGCATTTCATAAAATTTTTCTTTTGCGTCATCCAGATTAGATGCATCTATAAATTCAGTAGAACCATCTATTACAGCATAATATTTTTCATTTTTATCCAGTACAACGCTCCCAACCTCATGCGTTTTATAATACACTGTGAGATTCCATTGTTTTAGCCAATCAGCTTGACATGGATTTACTTCTTCCCATTTCAATTCATTATCCCTCCTCAAACTTTTCCTATCTACATTGGTTTCTAGCAACTGGTATTGCAATTGCCTTCTTCTTTTGTGCATTATTCATCATCATTCTTTAGAAATTCCTCTATCTGTTCTTTACTCATGTTCTTGCACATATCCCAAACCTTATCAAAGACTGGTTTAATCGTCCTTACAAACCTGTGCAGAAGTAATTTTGTTTGTATTACCGTCATTCCCCTTGCTTCAATCTCTTTTTTCTGTTCCTCTGTAAATGCTAATACCATTCCCCTACTCCTTCCCTAAAATCGAAATAAATACATTGCAATCGCAATAAAACCAAAACATAACACCACTAAGCATAATATAAATCCTCTTTCACCGTTTTCATCCAATTTATCGCACTCCTTTAATTTTTAATTAAGGTAAATTTCAGTGTTATTTTTTCCCTATTAGGGTACAATCCCTTAAATGTGTATAATAAATTGTGCCATCTTTCGCAACAATTATAATGGCATCAGAATCCTCATAGTCTGTCCATGCCTCAACATCTACCTCAATAATTTCTTTATGTATATCTATTACAGCCTTATCAAAATAATTTGTTCCCCACTCCCTATACAACTTATTACTTGTAGCGGCTGTAATTGTATTCCCCATACATCCACCAGAAACAAATACAATTACTGCTGCCGCGGTTCCTATAATTACTTTTTTTAATTTGTTTTTCATGATATATACTCCTTATCTCATTCAATAAATTTAATTTTTTGACCACAATAAATGCAATAACTTTCTCCACTTATTTTGATTTCGTCACTGCTGCCATGGTTCTTATAATAACTTTTTTAATTTGTTTTTCATGATATACTCCTTTTCTCTAAATTTCCCACTTTAAATTTTTTAATCCTGTTTTAAAATTTCGTCTATACAAGAGTTATAGCCAACTGCATATTCTTTATCAAACCACCGAGTTTCTTCTACCATTTTCTTTGGCAGCCCCCGAAGCGGACACCAATCAGGTTTCTTATCAAAATATTCTTGTTCTAAAATAAGTTTATCTTCCAAACAACACACGTCGCCATCAGAACCAGAAAACCTACATTGCTCACAATTCTCCGGTGTATCAATCACTAAAATAGATTTGCTCATATTATTCTCCAATCCGTTAAATTTCAGTTTAGTTTGTCAAACTCATATTTTTAATGTCTGTCCACACTTATGACAATTATTGGGGATACCGCCAAAATATGTAAATGTATTTCCACAAGTAGGGCATTTAAGATAGTTTACCGTAAATAACTGTCCTTCTGATTTTGTTGATTGTTTACACAAAATTATAGGTTGTTTTGTCATTTGTTTTTCCCTTGCCTCCCGGCATTCTTCTACTGTGCCGATTGCATGGTACTGCTGGATTTCCTGCAAAGCCCTATTGACTTTTGTTAAAATCTGGATATTTTTCGTGCATTCTTTATCACACGCCTCCGAATTTGTTCTTAAAAATTCTTCAATAACGCCAATCCTATGCAGATTTTCTTCAATGTGTATTTCAATCGCCATATTCTCCGTCATTCTGCTACCTCCCTCATCTTCTTTAAATTCTTAATTAATATATATTAAGGTAAATTTTTTTACCATTAACAATTTTCCAATATTTATAATTTGCTTTAGGTATAATCTTAATATCTCTAAATTCTTCTTTTGTGTACGAACAAAAAATTGATGGTATTTCATCACCAAATTTGATAGACATGAAGTCTATACCGTCAGCTTTTAATTCTTCCATTCTAGTTATAATGTGTCGCTTGTTTAAATAGTAATTACTCATTTATTACCTCCATTAAAATTCTTATTCTTGTATGAGATATTCTGCTATCAAATACATAATTTCTTCATAATCTTCATTTTGTAGTAATTCTATGTATGTTTCGCTATCGTATTTCAAAGCCTCCACTGCTAATTCTGCGATCTCCCGTGCACTCATTTATTACCTCCATTAAAATTCTTATTTAGTTATATTAATTCTTCTAACATTTTTTGTAATTCAGTATA